CGGTCTGGCGCTTGTCCAAGCTCAGCTGAACCCGCAGCCATTCCAGATCGCTGTGATGCTTGTGGTACGTGGTCTCTGGGCGCAGGTTATGGTACACATCGGTGCCATTGCGATTCTGCATCTCAGTGATCTGATGGTAATCGTTCATGAGGTCACGCATGGCCAGCATGTCAACCCTGTCACCACCGTTGAAATCCGTCCACAGGCTCACACCCAGGAACACCACATCATCGATCACAACCCGGTCTTGATCACAGAAGTGTATGTTTGGATGGTATGCGATCTCCTCGCGCAGCACATCACTGGTCCGATCCCAGCGACCACTGTAGTGCTCATGGTTGCCAGCCACGTAGATCACGTGAGGCCATTTCGCGTTAACATCTGCGAAAAACTCGCGATAGCGCTGGGCCTTGTGGGCATGTTCTGCGTTGTTGGGCAGCTCAGCTGGGCGAGGATGCCTGTAGAGATGCTGTGCCACGCAGATGTCCCCACCGAGGATGAGGACATCGCTGCCGAGGTTCTCTAGCACAGGCGGTTTGCTGTGCTCGAGGTGTAGGTCTGATATGACCTGTATCTTCACTTGCGAGCTTCCTTGGGGAACGTGAGAGTGATGATGCGTCCCTCGACGTATTGAGGAGCGATCTTGTCCGTACCTGGCACCTTGCACATGATCCAAGTGCCTTCTGCCGCAGCCGGGCTGTAGAGACCGTTGGGATCAGCCTGAGGCAGCGTGACATTGCCGTGATCGCCGTAGGCTACCTTCTGCGGGCTGGTGAACTGCGTGGCAGCTGGTAGGCCATAGCCCAAGCTGTCGCAGATCTTCTCGCCCACAGTGCCGGCTTGCTCACCAGTGAGATAGGTGTAGGTTGGTGTCATCTTGTCGCGTAGCTCGAGGATGTCCTTGAACATGCGCTTTTCAGCAAAGTTAGTGATGGCTGGCATACCCACTGCGGCCACACCCTGCATGCTCAGCTGTTCCTGCTTTTGGCGTTCTACGCGAGTGCTTTCGTCTTCGCAGCCTGCCAAACCCAGCGCAGCCACAGCCGCACCAATCCAGAGAATCCGTTTCATGTGTGACTCCTTCAGTTGAGTGAGACGTAGAATGCCTGCAGATCTGCTGGCAGTCGGTTCTTGTCATAGCTGTCAAAGCGATGCAGGATCAGCGCACGCAGCGCGGTCTTCTGCTCGTCGTTGGCCTTGATGTATTCGCGTTCAAGATCGTAGAGATCTTTCAGCATGCCCTCGTTATAGCTTTGGCTGTTCTTGAACGTGTCATAACGCACCTGCTCTGTGGCAGGAGCAAACAAGCGATAGCTGCCATAGCTGATCGCGCCCAGTCCAATAACAACGATGCCCGTCCAGATCACCAGCTGCACAGCTATGCCCGCGCCTTGACCTGTTTCTTTGGACCAATCTTTAACGCTCATGTGAATCTCCTTGCGTGTCCATATAACATAGCACAGCTAGCAGCACTGTCAACCAAAATCAGCAAGTGTATCTATTATTGCTAAATATCAGTGTAGGTCGCGGAGGGCAATCCCACCTACTCTATCGCTTGAAGGAGCAACAGCATGACTATTTACTTGTACGTTAAGACCCATCAGATAACTGGACTTAAATATCTTGGGCAAACCCAACGCAAAGATCCGCACAGATATACAGGTTCTGGTGTCTATTGGCAAAGCCATCTCAAGAAACATGGCAAGCATTACGATACTGTGATCCTATGCGAATGTCAAACTAAAGAAGAGTTAGCAGTTAAGGGTTCATATTATAGTAAATTGTGGAACGTAGTAGAAAGCAAAGATTGGGCTAATCTCAAAGAAGAAACAGGGACCGGTGGCAGGCTTAGCAAAGAAACTAGAGCCAAGATATCAGTTAGCCATAAAGGCAAATCAAAAGATTATCTCAAAGGAGGTCATTGGTGGAACAATGGTATTGAACAATATTTTGGTACCACGCCACCAAACTTTGGTTATAACCAAGGCAGGCTATCGTTTAATAATGTCGGATCATCATTAGGCGCAGATGCTCAGCGAGGCAAACTTTGGATAAACAATGGCATAGATGAATTTATGATATACCCTACTTCACAGATTCCAACTGGATATGCATTAGGTAGAACCATAGGTGTTCGCAACAAAGGCCTGAATATCTGGGCCAAAGGATCCAGATGGTGGAATAACGGTAGTAACACACGGATGTCACCAGACTGTCCTGGTCCAGATTGGGTACCGGGTAGATTGCGATTAAAGAGGCGGTAACCTGGCTATTAAATCTTCCATGTGGATAGGAGTATAATCCATCTTCTCCACACACACGTTGAAGTATCTCGGATCATTTATTGAATAAACATGTGTGTGTCCGTGGACGTTATACTGTACTTTGAAACCTAAGCTACTTTCGTGCACGGGTACATGTGTCAACAATAGATTGAACTCTGGGAACATGCGCCACATCAGTATCTTGTTGAAACTGTTGTAGAGGTACGGGCTTTTCACATTGTCGTGATTGCCCAGGATTAACCGCTTGTGACCATTGAGCCTTTTCAGCGCATTATGGCCATCTCCGATGTAGACATCGCCTAGATGATACACCTTGTCACCGGGACGCACCACGCTGTTCCAGCGCTCAATCATGTGTTCGTCCATCTCTTCCACACTGCTGAAGCGACTGCCTCTGATCAGCGTGCCATCTGTGTGTTTGAACCCCAGCATGTTGGCATGTCCAAAGTGAGTATCAGAGACGATCCAGATTTCGTTCACGGACCCACACTCACTTTGTAGCGCAGCTCCACATAATCCAGCCAGCCAATGAGGCCCAGCATGCAGATCATGAAATAGCTATGATCTCCCCAGTGCGCGACCATGTTGGCCAGGATCACTGCTATGAAAGCAAAAGGTAGAAAGGTCTTGATGAAACGCATGTGCGCGCCTCCTTGATAGTTGCGGGAATCTCGTATTATATGCTGACGCTGAGCACGTTGTCTAGCCTGAAGCTGCGCCATTCCTGCCGGTCAGTGCACCAGGCAACCATCACGGCTTCGTTGAGCTCTCGCACTCGCTTTTGGCTGGCTGGGTCCTCGGCCTTGGCTGGAGGAACTATTCCGGGCTTGAGCGTGCAGGGCATGGTGCGAGTCTCACCGCTGATCTTGGTGAAGGTCACTTCCACTATGCCCTGTGTCAGCATCTCGGTCAGCTGAGCTCTGCGCTCGCTGCGTTCACCGGTTAGAATTATCTGTGTCATTGCGCGTGTTCCATGCGTAGGCCAGCTGGCTGATTCCTCGGGACAGCAGTACCCCTGCCAGCAGTGCTGTGACTGCTCGTGGTCCGCCATCTGACATCTGCCACCAAACTGTGAGCGCCAAGACGCCTCCAATGGTAGTCAGCACTGGGAGCCAGATCTTACCAATGTCCATACAGCGTCTCCCTGGCTGATTTGACGAAGCTGTCGCGCTGTGCTCTCACGTTGTTGTAGTCCACTTCAAAATGTCCATCTGCTATGGTCTTGAGAGCGGCTTGGTATCTAGCAGCTCTTTTCTTGGTCAGCCACAGTTCCAGCGCGAACACTGCCACGATAATGGGAACTGCTGCGTACCAGAAAAGCACATCGGCCCACCATAGCCAGGCATCATATGATAACCACATGATTTTATCCTTTCGCATCTATAAACAGTAACACAACAGCGCACTTTGTCAACGAATAAATATAGTGTCAGTCGCGATGCTGGAAACATCCACTGACTCTATCGCTTATAGGAGCAACAGCAATGATATTTACAAGTGTAAATCCACCAGATGGATATTACGTATATGCCTATCTCAGAGCTTCTGATTATTCTCCATATTACATAGGAAAAGGTAAAGACACGCGAGCATGGAAGAAAGCTCGCGGAGAGATCGGCAAACCAAAAAACGATACATATATTGTGATACTTGAGCACAATTTAACTGAAATAGGTGCTCTAGCAATCGAGAGGCGCATGATAGCCTGGTATGGGCGTATTGACCTTGGTACAGGGATATTACGTAATAAAACCGACGGCGGCGATGGTGGTAACGGAATAAAGTTGACAATAGAGCAGAGATCTAAGATTAGTCAAAAGAAAAAAGGGAAGAAAATGAAACCCAGATCTCCAGAACACTGTGACAAACTGTCTGCGTCAAAATCAGGTAAAAATAATCCAAATTATGGAAAAATTTATCTTCCAGAAGAGAGATTAAAGTTAAGCCTGGCACATAAAGGTAAACCTCAAACCAAATCAGGTTTAACCAGAACAGGTCTGAAGCGTGGTCCTTATAAGAAACGCTCTATCTTGATTTTAACGGAAAACGCACCATAAGGGACCGCCCTTCTTGTGTCCATCCGTGAACGTGGTCTCTCCGAACGCATCCTTGGTATTGACATTGAATGCCATCTTGAACATGTTGCCGTTGTCAGCGCGTTCTACCACTGTTAACCACGGCGATTCAAAGGCGCTGGTTGCGCTACGGAATCCGTTGTTGCCCCACTGTATCATGGTAGTACCACTAGATCCAACCACGGTGAAGCTCTCACCGGTTTGGAAGTAGCAGCTCAGCGTAGCCGGAGCATTGCCATCTGCTAGCGCAGGCGTAGCAGATAAAACTGTTAGTAGGCATAGGATCTTTTTCACTGGCATCTCTATCTGGTTAGAGTT